TGGCACTTTCTAAGCAAGATATTAATTTAGAAGATGCTATAGATATAAGAGAAATAAAAAATATCAAACTTGCCAACCAATTATTAAAATTAAAGAGAAAGCAAAAACAAGAAAAGCAGCAACAACAAGAAATGCAAAAACAAGCAATGGTTGCTCAACAACAACTTAAATCTCAACAATTAGCTTCACAAGTAGCTATGCAAAAACAACAAGCAGAAATTCAAGGAAAAATTCAATTAAAACAAGCAGAGATTGCATTTGAAATTGAAAAGCAAAAAAATGAAGCATTGTTAAAAAGCCAGTTGATGGAACAAGAATTTAATTATAATCAACAGCTTAGAGATATTTCAGAGAACGCTTTAGCAGATAGAGAAAAGTCAAGAGAAAAAGCTAAGTCTGATAGAATAAGTCAACAAAATTCTGAGCAATCTCAATTAATTACCCAACGAAAAAATAATTTACCTCCACAAAGGTTTGAATCTAATGAAGACTCACTAGATGGATTTGATTTAGCAGAATTTGAACCTAAATAGGTGGAAAATTTAAACAATATTTATTATTAACTTTGTAACTAAAATTAAATCAAATGGAATTAAAAGTAAAAGCCTTAGATGGCACAGAAGAAAAGTCTGTTCAAGAAGTTGAACAACAACTACTTGATAAAGCAGAAGATAAAACGCAGGAGGAAACTCCAGCGAAAGAAACAAAAGAGCCAGTGGCAAAGCAAGTTCAAGAAACTGTCGAACCAGAGGCTCCAGCTCCGACCTCAGAGTTAAGTGAGGATGACGTTCTTTTATATATTAAAAAAAGATACGATAAGCAGATAGATTCTGTAGAACAACTATTTGATGTTAAAGAAAATAATCAAGAGTTGCCTGAAGATGTCGCTGCTTATTTAGAGTATAAAGAAAAAACAGGTCGTGGAATTAATGATTATGTTAAATTAAACAGAGACTTTAATTCTATGAATGATGAATCTTTGCTAACAGAATATTATTTAGCTACTGAAGAAGCTTTAGATGAGGAAGATGTAGAAATTTTCCTTAGCGAGTTTGATTATGACGATGAGGTAGATGAAGAAAAAGAAGTTAAAAAAATAAAGTTAGCAAAGAAGAAAGCGATTGCAAAAGCTAAAAAGTTTTTCAATGAACAAAAAGAGATGTACAAACAGCCACTTGAGTCAAGTACGGTTGGGATTTCTAAGGAGGACAAAGAAGCACTGGAGGCATATCAGCAATATATAAATCAGTCTAAGACCTATGAGGAAGAGACTAGCAAAAAACGTGATTGGTTTTTAACCAAAACGAAAGAAGTTTTTAATGATTTCAAAGGTTTTGATTTCCAAATAAATGAAGACAAAGTTGTTAGTTACAAACCTACAAACGTAGACGAGTTAAAAGAATCTAATTCAGATGTAAATAAATTTTTTACAAAATTCATGAATAAAGATGGTTTACTTGAAGACGCAAAAGGATTTCATAGGGCATTGACTATAGCACAAAATCCTGAAAGATTTGCAAAGTTTTTTTACGAGCAAGGTCTTTCAGATGCAACAGAGGATGTTACTCGTAAAATTAAAAATGTAAATATGAGTGATAGAAAAACACCAGAAATTGCTAAAAAGGATGGAGTGCAAATTAAAGCGTTAAATCAAGACTCAGGTCGAGGTTTGCGTATAAAAAGTAAAAAATAATATTAATAAATTAAAAATTAAAAATTATGGCAGGTTCAGTTCAAGCAACTCCAGGATATGATTTACAGCCGTCATCACAACAGGTGCCATTGGCTACAAATTATATTACGAACTTTGACTTCTTAAATCAGTATCTACCTGATACTTATGAAAAGGAGTTTGAGAGATATGGAAACAGAACAATTAGTTCGTTTCTAAGATTAGTAGGTGCGGAGCTTCCTTCAAATTCTGACTTAGTAAAATGGGCAGAGCAAGGTAGACTTCACACTAAATATGTAAATGTAGGTACAGCAGCAGCAGCAGCAGCTGACTCAGGTACATTTCAAGTAAATGACACAGGTGTTCCAGCGTTCACTTCAAGTAATGGTATCGCATTAAGACCAGGACAAACTATTGTTATTGTTCAAAATGGTGGTACAGGTGTAAACAAAGGTATTGTTACAGCAGTAGATGTTACTAACAATCAGTTTACAGCAGCTTTCTATGAAGCAGGCGGTTTAGTAACTGCTGGTACAGGTGTAGGTAATGCTGACGTTACAGTATTTATTTATGGTTCTGAGTTTAAAAAAGGTACAGTCGGAATGTCTGGTTCACTAGAAGCAGATGACGTTATTTTTGATAACTCACCAATTATCATAAAAGATAAATACTCAGTAAGTGGTTCAGACATGGCTCAAATTGGATGGGTAGAAGTAACTACAGAAAATGGTGCTACAGGATACTTGTGGTATCTAAAATCAGAGCATGAAACAAGATTAAGATTTGACGATTATCTTGAAACTTCAATGATTGAAGCAGTTCCAGCTGAGGCTAACTCAGGTGTAGTTGACGCAGCAGCTAACCCAACATACGGTAACAAAGGTTCCGATGGTATTTTCTATGTTGTACAAAACAGAGGAAATGTATGGGGAGGTGGAAATCCATCTACAATTGCAGAGTTTGATACAGTTATTTCAAGACTAGATAAGCAAGGTGCTATTGAAGAAAATGTAATTTTCCTAAACAGAGACTTTAGCTTTGACATTGATGATATGTTAGCTGCTCAAAACTCTTATGGTGCAGGTGGTACTTCTTATGGTTTATTTGATAATGATTCAGAAATGGCTCTTAACTTAGGATTCACTGGGTTTAGAAGAGGCTATGACTTTTATAAGTCTGACTGGAAATATTTAAATGACCCAACAATGAGAGGTGGTTTACCTACAGGTGCAAATTCAGGTACAATCAATGGACTACTAGTTCCAGCAGGTTCTACTTCTGTTTATGACCAAATCTTAGGTAAGAATGCTAAAAGACCATTCTTGCACGTTAGATATAGAGCGTCAGAAACTGAAGATAGAAAATACAAAACTTGGATTACAGGTTCTGCGGGTGGAGCTATGAATAGCGACTTAGACGCTATGGAGGTTCACTTCTTATCTGAAAGATGTGTATGTACTATGGGTGCAAACAATTTCTTCATTTTTGAAGACTAATATTTAATAAAAGAAGGGGTGTCTTTAAAGACACCTCCTCTTTTTAATTTTTAAAATTTAATTAAATCAAATGAAAAAAAAAGACATATATGTAGATAAAGTCTACAGACTCACAAAAGACGCAGCACCACTTTCTTTTATGCTGCCAACAAGAAACTCACAAAGATTCCCTTTATTATGGTTTGACGAACAAAAAGGAGAAAACAGAGCATTACGATATGCTAGAAACCAAAGGTCTCCGTTTGAAGATGAACAAGATGGCAATGCTATTGTAGAGCCTATAATTTTTGAAGACGGATTTTTAAGAGTTTCTAGAACAAATCAAGCTTTACAAAAATTTTTACATTATCATCCTTATAATGGCAAAAGGTTTATAGAAGTAAATGAAGCCAAAACAGCAGAAGTTGAAATAGAAACTTTAAATTTAGAAGTTGATGCATTAATTGAGGCAAAAGAATTAACTATAGAGCAATCAGAAACTTTATACAGAGTTCTTTTTGGGCAAGACCCAACTATGATTTCATCGTCTGAATTAAAAAGAGACTTATTGATTTACGCTAAAAAACAACCTAAAATATTTTTAGATGCTATTAGCGACCCAATGTTAAAACTTCAATCAACTGTGCAAAGTTTTTTTGATAATAAACTTTTAGCTTTTAGAAACAACAAAAGAGATGTTTATTTTAACTTGGATTCTAATAAGAAAAAACTTCTTACTGTACCTTATGGTGAAGAGCCAATTGATATATTATGTAGTTATTTTAAATCCGATGAAGGAGTAGAGATTTTAAAGTTTTTAGAAAAAAAATCTAAATAGAAATATTTTTTTGTATATTTAACAATAGAATAAGTGTATTATTCATTTTAAAATTTAGGTATTTACGAATAATTTTATTAGTTGTAAGAAGGAAAGGTTCTGTTTCAGAGCCTTTTTTTTTTGCGTATATTTGTACTATTGTTTAATCTTTAAAAAACTTTATTATGGCAAAGTATATTTCAATTGTTACAGGTAGCGGTGTGGAACATATTCCATGTGAAGCAGGTTTATATGTGGAGCGTAATAGTGCAACTAGAATGGATATCTATTTAGCAGGGGCAGTTTCTCATCATTTAAGATGTGTAACAGTTGCTTCCACATTTGCTTTAGTTGAAGCGATTCAAGATGCGCTAGTGATTTCTGCGGAAACCTCCAATCTTAAATCGGTTACACCAGTCGCTATACCTAGCGGACAATCAGTAACATCTATTACAATGACTGCGTTTGCATAATCTATTGTAATAATTTAAAAAGACAAGAGGCTAAAAAAAATAGCCTCTTTTTTTTTAGTTATCTTTGTAAAAAGAATTTTTAATATGATAAATTCAGTAAGAAATACTGTACTAGCAATACTAAACAAAAATAACTATGGATATATTTCGCCATCTGATTTTAACTTGTTTGCTAAACAAGCTCAATTAGATATTTTTGAAGATTATTTTTATCAGTATAATTATCAATTAAGTAAAGAAAATGCTCGTCAATCTGGAACAGGGTATGCTGATATAACTAAAGGTTATGAAGAAGTTATAGACATATTTTCTGTTACTAATTTTTTAATTCACGATAGTGCAAATAATTTTTTTACTCCAAGTCCTATAACTACAGGAGATGATTTTTATCTTTTAAATAAAATATTATGTTATACCAGATTGTTAGCTAGTGGAAGCAATACAGCTGTAGTGGCTAATCAATTGCAAGATGCGGGAGCTACATTTAGTAGTGCGGGAGTACAAATAGGAGATATAGTATCAAATACAACAACCAATAAAACAGCAACAGTTACTAGTGTTACTAATACTAATTTAGGATTATCGGCAGATATATTTACAGCAACACCAGAAACTTATGTGGTATATGATGATGCAGTAGTTAATGAAGCAGAAAAAGTTACGCATAGTAAAATAACTATGTTAAACAATTCAATGCTTACAGCACCAAGTGATTTATTTCCAGCTTATACCCAAGAGTCTAATAAACTAGCTATTTTTCCTGCAACTATTAACAATATGGGAGCAATAGTGTGTCAATATATAAGATACCCAAAAGCTCCAAAATGGACTTATGTATCTTTGTCTGGTGGCGAGCCAGCGTTTGATGATACAGCATCAGACTATCAAGACTTTGAATTGACTAAAGACGATGAACCAACATTAGTTATGAAAATATTACAATTTGCTGGAATGTCTATTAGAGAAATACAGGCAGTTCAATTTGGACAAGCGCAAGAGCAAATAGAAAATCAAAATGAAAAATAATAAATTATGGCATATATAAGTCAATATCAATATTATGAAAACGGAGGGTTATCTCCTGAAAGCGCAAACTGGGGCTCATATCAGTATGTAAGCCTATATGATATTGTAAACAATTTTATGTTAATGTATGCAGGCAATCATAGTCTGGTAAACAATGAAGAGAGGTTTAAGGTTTTGTTTCATGCAAAACGAGCAATACAAGAGCTTAACTATGATGCGTTTAAAGAAATTAAAATATTAGAATTACAAGTCTCTGATACTTTAAAATATGTTTTACCACCAGATTATGTAAACTGGGTAAGAGTTTCTTTATATGAAAATGGTATTTTAAGACCTTTGACTGAAAATA